TTTCTTGGTGGTGTATCCCGCCAAACTGACGACAAGAAACTAATCAACCAGCTGACTGAGTGTGTTAACGGTTACCCAGATCCTACATTTGGTCTGCTGAAGCGTCCTGGTATGAAGCACACTAACGTGCTAAAGAAAGCTGATGGCACTGCATTTACCAAGACTGAACTGGCAGATGCAGCATGGTTTTTTATTGACCGTGCTACTGCTGGTTCTTACATTGGTGCTATCAAAGGTACCAACTTGTATGTATGGACTGCGGCTGAAGGCACATTCTGTACAGTGACAAATAATGGTACCAGTTATTTGACTGGAACCGAACAGGATGACTATCATTTCCGTAGCATCCAGGATACCACTATTATTACCAACAAAACTATTGACACTGCTATGGATGCAGATGGTACCTTTGTGGCTAATTCACAAGGTACGCTAAAGCTCGTATCTTTGACTGACGGTGACGAGTGTAAGGTAACTATTAAGGGTACCTCTGATGGTACTGAGCATACTGCAACTGCAACTGCTCAATCTAGTGCTACCTTTACATCGTTCCTGACTGGTACCCACGCTAGTCATGATCTGCTGGGTGCTATTCAAACACTCCTAGAAGCACGTCACACTGCTAGCGATACTGAGTTTGATGGTAAATGGTACCTTAACTCCTACGCTAATAGTATTACTATTCGTAGAACTACAGAGTCTAATGATGTTGTTGTAGATGAAGAGCCTGGTTCTAGTGTTACCTATAAATACTTTAGTCTTAGTGCTGTAGGTGGTCCTTCAAACAACACATTGGAAGCATCTCAAGATGACGTTACTAATGTATCTGAACTTCCCCTGGAGTCATTCCATGACCACAACATCAAGATCCTGAACAGTGATACTGAGGATGATGATTACTATCTGAAGTACGTTGCTGCCGATGGTGTCGGTGGTAAGGGTTATTGGCAAGAGACCATTGCACGTGATGTATCACCTGGCCTTGATAATACCACCATGCCTCACGAGTTGGCTAACACTGGTGCTACTACCTTTACATTTGGTCCTATTACCTACAAGGACCGTCTGACTGGTGATGATAACACTAACCCACAGCCGTCTTTTGTTGGTAAAAAGATCAATTCTACTTTCTTTTACAGTAATAGGTTTGGTGTGTTATCTGAGGATAACGTTATTTTTGGTGTTGCTAACGACAACTACAACTTCTTCTCTAAGTCTGCACTGACTCAGATTGACTCAGATCCTATTGACTTGAACGTGTCTAGTGTACGTCCTGTCACCTTGTCTGACGTTCTACCGTCTCCCCAGGGCTTGCTGCTGTTTAGTGAACGTCAGCAGTTCCAAGTGTACGCTACAGATGCAAGTGTCCTGACACCTACCTCTGCTGTTATCCGTACGCTATCTAACTACGAGATGGCTACTAATATCCAACCTGTAGATATTGGTACTACTTCTGCATTTGTCAGTAAAGTACCTGGTTACAGCAAGCTGTTTACCATGACTCTACGTGACGTTGAGCAGACACCTGTGGTGGTTGACATCAGTAAAGCTGTACTGGAGTGGATCCCTGATACTGTAGATGATCTGACTGTCAGCCCTCCTAACTCTGTTGTTATGATGGTTGACCGTGATACTAAGTACCTGTACTTGTACCGGTTCTATAACAACGGTAAGGAGGATCTATTTCAAGCATGGGTGAAGTGGGAACTGCCTGGTACTATCCAAGCTGCACGTATCATCAACGATGCAGTTACTGTTGTATCGCAACAGGAAGATGAATATACAATTGGCAGTATTGAGTTGGATGAACTGCCGTCTGGTAACATCCTAGCTACATCTTCTGGATTTACTGGTAACGTACCTCTTGATATGGCTACCCGTCCTGTCAGTCCTGACGAAGGTAACGTTGATGCAGTCGTATATGACTCTACAAACGACATTACCAAGATTTACGTACCTTATACCCCAATCGACGATAAGGACGCTGTGATGCTCCTTACAGTGCCTACAGCAGACGATGGTACAGATGCTGAACTAGACTCGGACCAGGGCTACTGGGCTAAGGCTATTGAGCGTATTGAAGATTCAACTAACTACCATTACTTTGAAGTAAAGGGTGACTTTACTGATTATGAAGATGGTATTGTAGTTGGTTATGGTTATGATCTAGAGGCTACCCTACCTAAGTTCTACCTTAGGAGAGAGGAGGGAGCTGATTATACAGCTGCTCTGACTATTGCTAGGGTTAAAATGTCTGTTGGTCGTACTGGTGCTCTACGTTTTAAACTGAAACCAACTGGCTCTAACGAGTGGAAAGATGTACAACATACTGCTGACGCTAACAATTATAATGGTGATACTAATCCTGTAGTACAGGAACGAGTATTTACCTTACCTATCCATCAACGTAACACTAATTTTGAACTTAAAGTGACAAGTGATTTTCCATACCCTGTATCGCTAGTGTCGATGATGTGGGAAGGTAACTATTCTAACAAGTATTATAGGAGGTCTTAACTATGGCAATTCCCGCTGCAGCTTTTGCTGCAATCAGTGCTGCAACATCAATTGCTGGTGGTATCATGGGCTCTCGCTCTGCATCAAAGCAGAATAGAGCGGCTAAAAAGGCTCAACGTGAGCAGGAAAAGGTTGCTAAACAACAAGCTAGAATTACTAACAGGTACAATCAAGCAGCGTTTGAAGCAGAACGTAAAGATTATTTTGCGGCTCGTGAGTTTCAATATGATATGGCTGTTAAGCAGTGGAAATATGACACTGAAATGCAGGACTACCGGTATCTGCAAGATGTAAAAGCTTATGAAGCTTCTGTTGCAAACTATGGTCAGCAAAAATTTTATAACAATGTTGCCTATCAAGCTGCAAAAGAGTCTAATCAAGCTTCATATAACGAACTGCTATCTGGTATTGCTTTTGAAGGAGAAAGTACATTAGTCCAAAACCTCGAAGCAGAAGGTCGAGCTGCTTTAGGTCAAGCTGGTGTTTCTCGTGGTAAAGCATTGCAAGCTCTAGCTGCTAGACAAGGTAGAGATCTAGCTGTTCTTCGTGCAACGCTTAAAAGTAGTGAGGAAGAATTCCGCCGTGGTAACTTTGACCTTGCTCTTCAGAAGTATGGTGCAGACATGCAAGCTAAGGCTAACCTTATGATTAGACCTGAACGTTTGCCTGAACTGCTCAAACCTGAGATGGGTCCAGAACGTACATTTATTGAACCAGCGGAAGTACTGCCTGGTGCAGTTCCTCCTGCTAAATATACAAACCCAATGCTCCCGCTTATTGGTGGCATTACTTCTGCAGCTAATGCAGGTCTTACTGCAGCTATTTGATAAATTATGGCACGACAATTTAAAGGCGCTGCAAAGGCACGTGGGTTCAATCCTATCCCGATTAGCAGCGCCAACATCAACAGGATGCGGGAAGAAAATGAACGCATCATTCGCGGCATGAAAGAACGTCGTGAATCTCAACGTAGAAACGAAGAGCGTCAACTTCAAGCTATGCAAGCTGACGCTGCTTACTACGAAAAGGTTCGCGCTCGTGATTTCGACATTACCAGTACAAATTTAAGAACCGAACAACAACAACTGCAGTATGATGCAATAGCGCAAGCAAACCGCGCTGAAGAACAGGCAAAAGTTGTAAATGCAGCATTTTCGGCTGTAGCTAATTTTAGCCAGACTGCAGCTAAAATGGTGAAACAAGCGGAGGATAAACGTAACCAGGAAGACCGGCAAAAAGGACAAGCTATTGCTGAAAGATATGGTTTTCTTACTTACTCTCAACTTAATTTTGACAAAGGTCTAGATGCTGAAGCACAAGCCCGTCTAATCTTGTCTAGCACTGCTGAGCAGATGAGAGCGGCAGGTATAAACGAAGAAGAAGTACAAAAAACACTTGCAATCGGTGTGCAAGGTGGTTTGTCTCTATTTAAAGCTCAGAGCAAATTAGAAACTCAGAGTGAGTGGCCCTCTTATTTGACTAACTATGCAAGAGAAAATAATATAGATTTAAGTGATACTGATAGTGCTAAGATCTGGCTACAAGATGCTTGGTCTTCATTTGAAGAGGAAAAAGGTTGGTCACAATTAAGCACTGAACTTTTGTCTGATGCTCTTAAAATTAGGTCAGCAACTAATGCAAATTTTATAGCTGGAATTAGTGCTAGAAATACTCAAAACATAAAAGCTCAGAACATTAACGATATTACTACTAGAGCTTTAGCTAATTGGGATCTAGAAGGGGCGCAGGCTTTTATTGAAATTAAAAGAGCTGAAGGGGGGTCATTTGCCGCAGCTCATGAGTGGACTGTTAAGCAATTCCAAGCAATGGATGCAAACGGTGAATTTTATCTAGATGAGAAACAGCTTTATACATTTAGTGTAATGCCTGACGGTCAGCCTTATTACGTACCACCTGGTGAGTCTGTTACTATCAATGGTAAAACATTTACCGTAGGAAGTCATCAAAATCGTGGTGTTCAAATTTTAAACGGTAGAGAAGATAAACGCCGTGAATGGCAACGCAATCAGAGTACTACCGACCGTTTAAATTATCTGGAAGAATCTAAAGCATGGCACCGTCATATTGTTGTTGATGGCAATACTCAGGATATTGGAGCAGCTGTTGCGTCCTTTAAAGATAACG